GACGATCAGCCAAACGATTCTTCAATGCAAGAAGTTGAAGTCTTTGAGTGCTACATTTACTACGATGCTGACGAAGATGGCATTGCAGAACTGCACCAAGTCTTCTACTCTGGAAACGACATTTTGAGCGATGAAGAAACGGACTATGTGCCCTTCTACTCAATCTGCCCTCTGCCAATTCCACACAAGTTCTTTGGCAACTCTCTGGCAGATCGCACCATTGACCTGCAACTGATTAAGACAACTGTTACCCGTCAGATGCTGGACAATATGTATTTGACCAACAACAGCCGAGTCACCGCTGTTGAAGGCCAAGTCAACCTTGACGATTTGCTGACATCTACCGCTGGTGGCGTTATTCGCACCAAGTCTCCCGGTGCTGTCCAGCAGTTGGTTGTGCAGAACATGGCACAGCAATCGTTCCCAATGCTGCAATACTTGGACTCTGTTCAGGCCAAGCGCACAGGCGTGACTGAGTTGTCCCAAGGTCTTGACCCCAACATCTTGCAGAACGTGACTGCCGCAGCCGTGGCATCAATGCAGCAAGCTGGCTCTGGCAAGATTGAGCTGATCGCCCGTATCTTTGCCGAATCAGGCGTGAAAGAGCTGTTTGAAGGCATCATGCACTTGGTCAGCAAGTACCAGCAAAAAGAGCGCATCATTCGCTTGCGCGGTACTTATGTAACTGTCGATCCCCGCACATGGGCCAACAAGTTTGACATCTCAATCAACGTGGGCTTGGGCAACGGCAACCGTGACCAGCAGATGGCAATGCTCCAGATGGTGATGGCAAAGCAAGAGCAGATGATTGGGCAATATGGCCCCGCCAACCCATTTGTGAGCTTTGGTCAGTATCGTGGCACTTTGGGCCGTATGGTTGAGGCTGCTGGCTTTAAAGACTCCGCTGAGTTCTTTAAGCCAATCAGCCCAGAGCAAGATCAGCAGTTTTCTAATCCACCTCCGCAAGAGCAGCAAATGCCTCCAGAGGTTCAGGCGTACATGGCAAAGACTCAGGCCGAGATTCAAGGCCAGCAAGCAAAGTTCCAAGCTGATATGCAGATGCAGCGGGAAAAGATGCAAGCAGACCTTCAGTTTGAGCGCGAGAAGGCTGTTCTTGAATTGCAACTTCAGCGTGAGAAAGCTGCTGCTGAGATTCAACTGATGCAAGAAAAAGAAGCGTCAAAGTTGCAACTTGAGCGTGAGAAGATGAATATGCACTTCTTGATGAAGCAGCAAGAGTTTGAAGCAGAGGCGCAACTGAAAGCCATGAAGGTCGGCGCTGGCATCACTTCCAATGTTGAAATTCCGGGGTGATTTATGAACTATCAAGAACTCACAAACATCCTTGGTCAAAATCAAAATGCCTTTTCTGGTGTTGTTCCAGCAAATGTGAGAGCCCCGTCTATTGACCAGATCATCTCTGGCATCTCCAGTCAGTACCAGCCAATTAATCTTGGGTCTTATGGGCCTTCTGTTGGTGGCGCAAGCCGGTACATCACTGGATCGCCTAGCTTTGGCGACATTGAGAAAATTCCAGAATATGGACGATTGAACCAGATTTCTGGCCCTTCTTTTGTTCCTGCGGCTTTTGATAAAAGTGTTTATGAAGGGATCAACAATCAGAAGCTATCTGACTTGATTTCTCAGATTGACTCTGGTGTCCCGTTTGAATCTTACGGAGGTTTCGGTGGTAATTCTGGATCTAATAGTGTCTCTGTTGATGATGCTGGATTGGCAACATCTTCTAACATAGGAACAACAGGCGTAAGCATTGGCGCTCGGCATCAATTGCTTTGCGTTGTTCAGCCAGAGCCTGAGATTTTTGTGTGTAATCCTTGCTGCGCTGATAGCCGTTGATTAGTTCGTCAAGTTCGACCTCGACTTCCTCACCACCGACCTTTGCCTTGTAGCGGGGCTTTACTTCCTCTACAGGCTCTGATTCGTCCGAATACTCAGATTCCTCAGATTCAACTTCACCAGTCGCTTCAAGCTCTTCGGATTGTTCTTCAGGTTGGCCTTGTTCGGCTCCATCGTCACTACCCATCAAACCCAGAAACGCATTGGCGGCTTGGTTTACGCTTAGGCTTTCACTCCCCGAGGGGTTGGTGTTTTCCATTTGTTATCTCAGTTTTCGCCAGAAACCGTCTGGACTGCGGGTGAGTTTCCTCACAGAATCTTCCACTTTTTCTCTTGAATCTTGGTTTCTGCGGCAATGCCTTGCAAGTGTCCAATAAAGAGATCAAGCGTCTTGATGTGGTTGTAAGCAGATTCACGCTCGTCAACTTCATCTCGATTTGTGTTAATTATCACACTAATCTGCTGATTTTTCAAATCATCCATAACTTTTATGAAAAAGTCATCTTTCAGCAGATTGTTGGCCCACTCAGCCTGACGTTTTTTATCCATTACCAACCGCCTATGCCAGAGTTGTCTGCTGCTGTTGAATCAGCGGAAGATGCAGAAGTAGAGTCCCCACCGCCATAAGATTGCGATGGATCACTATAACCACCATAACTGTCACTAGAATAACTAGGCGAAAGCTGAGAAGCCAAAGCGTCAACCAATGCTTGAGCCTGTGCCGCAGTTGTTGGCCCCATTGCGTTAGGACTTACACCGTAATTCGTAATATCCGCTTGCATTGCTTCCAGTGCAGAATTCCAAGCCTGATTAGCTGATTTAAAAGCACTAACAGGATTAGTTGCTTTACCCATCACCAAGTTATACAAGCCCAAGCCGGGGACTACTGCTGGCAATACAGAGCCAATCAAGTTGCTGTTTGCTCTGCCAAAAGCGTCTTTATATTGCTGGCCTTCAGGGGTGTTCATAAAGTTGAAAACAGCCTCTTGTTGAGCAGACAAAGGAGCCACTCCAGAAGAACCGCCTGAATCACCCATACGAGCCGCAATCTGTTGGGCAGTAGGATCAGGGATGTAAGAAGTCCTGTTAATGTCAAAGGCTCCGGGCGTAAATGCCGCCATTGGAGTTGCGCTGACAGGCTGACCACCATACTCAATCATGCGTTCAACAGGGCCAAAATTCTGAACACCAGATACAAAGCGTTGAGCGCCCTGAGTCGCTGGCTGTACCACCATTGCTTGCGGCTGGTACTGGCTTTGGATAGCGTCAAGAATCTCGTTAAGAGTTGGAACAGCGCCTTGTGGGGTACGCTGGCGCAGTTTCAGAATGTCTTGCAGTTCTTCGTAAGTCATAAATCACCCCGGAATTTCAATGTTGGATGTAATGCCAGCGCCCACTTTCATGGCCTTCAGTTGTGCCTCTGCTTCAAACTCTTGCTGTTTCATAGCAAAGTGCATATTCATCTTTTCACGCTCAATCTGAAGTTTTGAGGCTTCTTTCTCACGCATCAGTTGAATCTCAGCAGCGGCTTTCTCGCGTTGAAGTTGCAACTCAAGTGCGGCCTTCTGGCGTTCAAACTCCAAATCGGCTTGCATCTTTTGCTGTTGCATTTGCATATCAGCTTGGAACTTAGCCTGTTGAGCCTGAATGTCTGCCTGTGTCTTAGCCATCAAAGCCTGAACTTCAGGAGGCATTTGTTGCTCTTGTGGAGGTGGGTTAGACAGTTGCTGGTCTTGCTCTGCGCTAATAGGCTTGAAGAACTCAGCGGAATCCTTAAAGCCAGCAGCCTCAACCATACGGCCCAAAGTGCCACGATACTGACCAAGAGAAACCAATGGGTTGGCTGGCCCATACTGAGCGATCATCTGTTCTTGTTTAGCCAAGACCATGTTCAGCATAGCCATTTGCTGGTCGCGGTTGCCATTACCCAAGCCGACATTGATAGAAATATCAAACTTGTTGGCCCATGTACGAGGGTCAATGGTCACATAAGTACCGCGCAAACGAATGATTCGTTCTTTCTGCTGGTACTTGCTGACCAAGTGCAAGATGCCCTCAAACAACTCTTTGACACCAGATTCAGCAAAGATTCTGGCAATCAGTTCAATTTTGCCAGCGCCAGCTTGTTGCATCGAGGCCACGGCAGCGGCAGTCACGTTCTGCAAGATGTTGGGGTCAAGACCCTGCGACAACTCAGTAACGCCAGTGCGCTTTGCTTGGACAGAATCCAAGTATTGCAACATTGGGAAAGACTGATTCGCCATGTTCTGAACAGTCAATTGCTGGACAGCGCCTTGGGACTTTGTACGGATCACACCACCAGCGGTAGAGGTCAGCAAGTCATCAAGGTTAACTTGGCCTTCAACAGCGGTCACTCGGCTGTTGTTGGTCAGATACATATTGTCAAGCATCTGACGGGTAACTGTTGTCTTAATCAGTTGCAAGTCAACAGTGCGGTCAGCCAACGAGTTGCCAAAGAACTTGTGTGGGATTGGCAGAGGGCAGACAGAGTAGAAAGGCACATAGTCCGTTTCTTCGTCACTCAGAATGTCGTTGCCAGAGTAAAAGACTTGGTGCAACTCGGCAATACCGTCTTCGTCAGCATCGTAGTAAATGTAGCACTCAAAGACTTCAACTTCTTGCATTGAAGAATCGTTTGGCTGATCGTCATAAGGCTGTTCACCGGGAGCAAATCGAGCAACTCGTTCAGGTGTGTAGGCCAGAGCATCACCCACTGGAAGACTGTTAACAATGTCTTCGTCAAAGCCCATTGCGATAAGTTCGCTACGGGTAATCATTCGGCGGTGGGCAACGAATGGGGAGTCCTTGACAGTGCGACCAGCCTTGGCGATCAAGAATTCTTCAGGAGGAACATTGGAAATCTTGACCTTGCCTGACTTCTCGGTCTTCTTGATGGTTACATCGTGAACACCATAGGTAGCGGCTACGCCCATCTCATCAAAGACAGGATTGCCCATTGGGTCAAGAATAGGATTGGTAACAGTGTCTTGTTCAACGACTTCAATGCTCTTGTCTTGCAACAACATTGCTAGTTCGTCATCAGACAAACCTTCGTAGGTTTCTTTGGTTACATCTTCCTTGTCTTCCCAAACAGCTTTCACAATGCCGTTCTTCTGCAACAAAGCGTCAAAGAACCAATCGTGCATGATTATCACGCCCGGATTGTCCTTCAAGAAGATGTGATTCAGGTAATCAGTTGCTTGCTTTGCGCCAGCTTCATCGCCGGGGCCAACAGGGTCAGCAACAACAATCTGGTCTGAGCCAGTAAAGATGCGAATCAGTGCTGGTAAAGCACCATCAATAGCCTCTGCAACTTCGCCAGTAACGATTGAGGACTTGCCCTCAATTTCTGTCCCATATGGCTGTCGCAGATACGCCTGAAGCGCTTGTTTTCGTTGCTCAACCGTTTCGCTCTCAATAAAGCCGATTGAATCATCAATGGCGGCTTGGAGTGCGGCTTTAAGTTGGTTTTGGCTCATCTTTGACCTTTGCTGGTCGCCCGACCTTTGGGCGTTCTGGCAATTGTAACGCTTTTACCACAGTTTCAAGCATTTCAATGCGCTTTTCCAGTTCGTCAACCCGTTTTGCGTTGGTGATATCACCTTGTCTCATCATGAACATAGCTATCCTTAAATTGTGCAAGTTGCGTGGATGGATCGTTTAGCCTCAATG